TATAGTTTATTGTATTTATTGTATAAAAAACATGATATTTTTTATTGTATTTAAATCAATAATTTTAAACTGTAATTATATAAATTATAGTTTATTGTATTTATTGTATAAAAAACATGATAATTTTTATTGTATTCAAATCAATAATTTTAAACTGTAATTATATAAATTATAGTTTATTGTATTTATTGTATAAAAAACATGATAATTTTTATTGTATTCAAATCAATAATTTTAAACTGTAATTATATAAATTATAGTTTATTGTATTTATTGTATAAAAAACATGATATTTTTTATTGTATTTAAATCAATAATTTTAAACTGTAATTATATAAATTATAGTTTATTGTATTTATTGTATAAAAAACATGATAATTTTTATTGTATTCAAATCAATAATTTTAAACTGTAATTATATAAATTATAGTTTATTGTATTTATTGTATAAAAAACATGATATTTTTTATTGTATTTAAATCAATAATTTTAAACTGTAATTATATAAATTATAGTTTATTGTATTTATTGTATAAAAAACATGATAATTTTAACAATAAGTAAAGATAAAAACTTAAAAATAACATAAATTTAATTTTTTTTACACAAATATAAAACGTCAATTTATTGTATTTTTTTCATAATCTTAATTTATATGTAAAAATACAGAAAAGAACCGGAATGAAATGAAGGTTCATATCTCTATATTCCGGAGTTTACGAAGGAAAATACTTAAGGTTCATCGCTATTTTCATTCGTTAACTCCGGAAAATACAGAAAATTTTTATTATAAATGTCTAATCATTCTATTTTGATCATTTTGTCTTTTAATTGTACCTTCTTCAAATTCTTTAGTAAAAATATTATTTTTACCAAATCCAATTGATATTAATATTCTATCTATTTTTCCTAAATTATTTTGTTGCCCTCTATGTGTTATTCGTTGATCAAATATTATAATATCACCTATTTCATTATGAATATACTTAAGTTTATTAGAATCAACATTTATAATGGGTTCTAAATGAGAACCTTCGATTAGACATAAACCATTATTGTCAAAACGATGGTCTTCTAAATATATTAAAAATTTGTATATTTCATGTTTTTCTCCATTAAATTGAGACCAAATATCTGTTTTTTGATAATGTTTATATTGATTATTTAATGTATCTTTGTGCCAGTTAACAATTCTATTTAATCCAATATCATTATGAAAACATAAATGAAAAGGAGAATTAAATATATTTTTCATTATATTATGTATATCATTTAATCGCAATAGTGAAATAAGTGGTTTAAACGAAGAATCTCTTAAAAAATCTGGTTTACTCCCAGTATTATTACCTAAAATTAACATATTTTTTTTAAATTTCATGTTATGAAGTATTATTTTCCTCATTTTTATAATATCAGTTATGTTATAAAATTTTTTTATTACAATATAGCCTTTTTCTTTTAGATTTTCTGTATTTTCATTCGAAAATAGCGATGTTTCTGTATTTTCATTCGAAAATAGCGATGTTTCTGTATTTTCATTCGAAAATAGCGATGTTTCTGTATTTTCATTCGAAAATAGCGATGTTTCTGTATTTTCATTCGAAAATAGCGATGTTTCTGTATTTTCATGATTTTCTTTTAAATATAGTTCTTTATCTTCTAGTAAATTCATTTATTCTATATTTGAAATTTAAAAAAAAACATAAACTTAAGTATATAAAAATTAATTTTATTTATAATTTTTATATTAGTTATAATATATGGATATAAGTCAATCAATATTAAAATATAAAAATATAATAAATATTGTTGAAAATATTATACTAAATAAAAATGATAAAATTGATATGAAAACTTTATATCCAAGTAAAATAGATTGGTATAAATATAATATTAAAATATTAAAAAAAATTATAAAAGAACATAATGATAAATTTAGTTCTTTTATTTTTTATAAAGGAAATGGTTATAGAAATATCAATAAAATTTTAATAAATGAATCATTTCCGTTTATATATTTATATAATAAGTATGATATTAATACGAAAGAAATGTTTAATAAAACTATTATTAATACAGAACCTATTTACATATTTCCACAAGATATAAAAAAAATATCAGAATATAAACAAAATAGTATACTAAAATCTATTGAAAACATAGATTATATATTTAATAAATATTATAATTATATAAAATTATCAGAATGTATACTATTTAGAGGTATGGATAATATAAATGATAACAAAATATATAATAATTTTGAAGATATATTTAATAAAATGATAAGTAGATATCAATATAAAATTAAAAATAACAAAAAATTAAATAAAACTGATGAAGAATTTACATTTAATAATTATATTTCAACAACATTTAATATAAATGCATCAATTAGTTTTTTGGATATGTATTCTAATGGGGCTTCTTCAATTTTTTTAATTTTACATATTAAAAAAGAACATAATATACCAGGAATATATTTATCAGATTTATTTTTTGATTCAATTAATAATGAAAAAAATATTGGAAAAAAAATTACTGATATAAAAGATTATGAGTCAGAAATATTATTAAATCGAAAAATTACAATAAAAATATTAAAAATAAAAAATATTGTAAAAAAAAATCTCCGTTACAAAAGTTATAGTATTAAAAATTTATATAAAGATTCTGAAAATGATAAAAAATCACAATCTAACAAAATAAAAATAGTATATGCGGAAAGTTGCCCTTATACTTTACCTGAAAAATTTATTCCAAAAAATAATTTTAAATATTTATGTACACGTTTATAAATATATTAGTAAACAGATAATGGATTTATCTTTAGATAAAGAGTTATTTTCTAGAACATATGTAAACTTAAATTAAAGTTCCAGTTTAAGGTTATTTTATGAAGAGCCATTCTTTACGGCGGTTTGGATTTCAAATGCCGAACTTATAAATCAAAAACACAGATTTATCCTATTACCAATCCTGTTATGAATTTTAAGTCAAAAATAATAAATACAGAAAAGAATCGGAGCTTTAGCGTAGATTCATCGCTATACTCCGGAGTTTACGAAGGAAAATATGTAGTAAACTGGAGCTTTAGCGTAAGTTTATGGCTATTTTCCAGAATGTCAATGAAGGAAAATACATAGTATTGGCACTTAAGATTGCTGCTGATGCTTTTATATCTACTATTTAATCTCTAATTATAAACCTTCTACTTGCAAATTTAATTGGTACTTCCATTGTTTTTTCAATTGTATTTATGGTCTTTCCTAAAATTGGTACTTCCATTGTTTTTTCAATTGTATTTATGGTCTTTCCTAAAATTGGTAAATTTACTGTTGGAGGTTTTGTTACAAATTCAGATGCTAATGTTCCAGTTTCAGATACTACTTCAGATGCTAATGTTCCAGATGCTACTTCAGATGCTACTTCAGATGCTACTTCAGATGCTAATGTTCCAGATACTACTTCAGATGCTGCTTCAGATGCTACTTCAGATACTAATTCAGATGCTAATGTTCCAGATGCTACTGCGGTTGTTGCCATTTTTTCTGTTCCAGATCCTAATCCAGATGATATTCTCGATTTAATTGCTTCTTTTAATTGTGAAAATCCAGTAAAAACACGATCATATATTTTAGATAGGTCTCCACTTATATTAGTAATACCATTATATTCACATATTACTACTGAAGCACCTATTATTATAACAGCACATAATATTTTTGCTCCTAATGACCAACTTTGAAATTTATATTTTCTATAAGCCGTTTTGTCATGAAAACGATCTAAAGCATGTTGAAGTAAATCATCAGAAGAATAATTGGTACGAACAGCAATACTATTCATAATTGAATATTCATTTAAATATACTGTATAAATTGTCATTATATTATCATTATTAGGAATTGTTAACATAAGTGAATCAATATAATCATTTCTCACAATATGTGGATTTTTTTTTATGGCATTATCAGCTTCTTTATTTGCATACTGCATTGAATATAAATGAATTTCTTCATAATCATTTAGAAATTGAACATTTGTATATATTTTAGTCAATATATCATGTTGTGTTATATATTGATTTGTATTCGTTATTCTATTATTATATATATTTATAGCACGTGTAAGTTGTGACAATTTATTTATGTTAAGATTTTTTTCATCAGCTTTTTGATTTATAATTACTAATTTAAATAAGTTATCAAACTTTTTTTTAGGATCACATAAATAATCTACGAATAATTGTGTAAAATCATTACCAACATACTTAGCGATTTTTTTTATTTTTAGTGTATTATCTATAAAATCTTTTTGTGCTTTAAACATAGAATTATATAAATTTATTTTATTCTTATCAAAATTATCATTTAAATTTTTATAGATATAAAATAATCCACTAGCTTTATCATATATTGTAAATATATTTTTATATATTTCATTTATGAATAAAATATTTTTTGTATTATAGTTATATTCATCTGTTTTATTTTTAATAGACTTATATAGATCAGCTTTTTTATATTCATCATAATCATTAATTTTAGAAAGTGGTTTTTTATACGTAGATTTAATGTTATCTATTATTTCTTGTTTAATATCATCTTTATCACTGCACTTATCAACAAAAGATTTTAAATCTGTATTTGTATTATATAAATTATTATATGATTCATTATTTTTGATTAATAAATCATAATTATTATTATTATCTTTATTATCAAAATAAATATTTACTATGTCAAGTAATAGATTATATTTTTCAATATAACAATCTTTTATTAGTAATTTAATATTTTCTATATCATTATTAATATCATCTTCATTATCATTATTATCATCATCATTATTATCATCATTAAAATATTTTTTAGAACCACCTTTTACTTTTGACATTAAAAATAAATCTCTCAATTTCTTTTCAAGAGAATCAGTTTTAGCATTTATTGCTTTAATTTTATCATTTATATCATCTATTTTAGCTTTATTTGTTGTTGTTTTTATTGAACGTTTTAATCTATCAATTAAGCTTTCAGAATCAATAATATCAATATCTTTTAGGTCATCCTTAATATCATTTATTATTTTTTCGTATTTAAGTTCTTTTTCTCTAGCCTTTTCTTTCGCACTCTTTTCATTTTCTTTCTTTTTTTTATCCATAAGTTCTTTATAATCTTTATCTTTTTTATTATGATCTTCTTCTATATCACTAATTTCTTTATTACTATTTTTGTTTTTATCTTCAATATTTTTAATGTCAGATTTTTTTTGTTCATATTCATCATATTTTGCTTCTTTTCTATAAAAACATGTAAATAAAAATACCAATATATTACCAATACAAAATATTACCATTAGCCATAATGAAACATTATTTGCATTCAAGCTTTGCAATGGTATTAATATATTAGATATCATAACACCAATATTTAATACTAAACCTATATACATTAATGATTCATGTGTACTAACTTTACTATAAACGACACTTAATAATGAAATAGGTAAGTATGTAAATGAAATAACCATAAATGAGATTAAAAATGATATTGGATTATTTTGAGAATATATATTAAATATTATTTGTAATAAAAAGGCAAATATAAAAGAACCAAATATAAATTTTACTAATGATGCACTATTACTTTTCCAGTTTTCATTTTGATTAAATTTTTTAATAATAAAGTCAAAATTATTATTTACTAATTGTAAAATATCTGAATGAGGCAATGATGCAATATTAGCTGCAAATTTTTGTTTTTCTTTATGATCAATATTATTTATTGAACTAGTAGATCCAGGAACAGTTGGCGGTTTTCCACCAGACATATTTGTCGATAGTATTTTTATATTAGGACTAGAATCAGAAAATTGTGAAAAATCAAGTTTATTAAATTTAATAAATGATAATCCTAAATATGTTAAAATATTACTAATATTTATTTCATCCTTATATATTTTTTTATTTATAAAATTATAAAAATATTCTTCTTTTTGTGAAAATTCTTCATCATCTAAACATTTTAATCTATTAAAAAAATATGAAATTCCTAATCTAAATGAATTTATACCCAATAATACTATAAAAATAGATAAAATAATTATTGTAATATATATAGATATGTTATATGTTGTTGACATTTGTAATAAACATAAAGCAACAACAATTATTGTTAACATTGCATGCATTATAACATTGGACATTAAACCAAATCTTGCGGTTAAAACATTTGGTATTGATGCTTTATTAATTTCAGTTAAATTATATTTTAACTCAGAATTATTTACTGGATTTGAAAAAAAGTTTGTTATTTTATAAACGCTAAAAATATTATATATTAATAAAAAAAATAATATTATTATGAAAAAAGAGGTTGTAATATTATTCATACCTTCTGGTAATGGAATATCAAATTTTTCTTCAACCTTGTTAGAATTTTCATTTTCATTAAAATCTTTATCAATATTTTCTTCATCTAAATCTAATTTATTAATTTCATCGATTTTCGTATCTTTTGTATCTTTTGTATCTTTTGTATCTTTTGTATCTTTTGTATCTTTTGTATCTTTTGCATCTTTTGTATCAATATTTTCAAATGTATCTTTTTCATTTTTAGAATTATTTTCATAACTCTTATAGTTATTAGATAAATCTTGGCTAAAATAAAAAAATAAATTATTTGTTGGATTAATAGATTTATTAATAGCAGCTTTAAAATTCATATATATATTTCCTGGTGTTAATTTACTTTTTAACATATTTATAACATCGTTTGATACTGCTAATGGTGTTTGAAAAACTCTTATATTAACATTTGTATTATTGGGATTCGTATAATCATAAAAACTTCTGGAACCTTCTTGTGGAATAAAATTTGTTAAATCAACTGGATTAGGTATACCATTTATTGAATTTGTACCATATACATCAGGCACAGTATTATTTTTAATAAATAATTCATTCATTAATTTATAATTTAATAATTTCCAATCACCTTGTTGTACAATATTTGTTGCAGATGATAATGAACATAAACAAACATATAAAATATTTCCATTTTTTTGTATAGACGAAAATAACATAAATGTTTCTAGATCATATATTTGTCCATTTAATCTATGTAAAGATGGAACAGTAAAAAATACTTTTTGAAAAGTATAATTAGATGTGCCATTATCATCACTATTATCATTTGATGTATCAAATGCTAATTTTATATTACATTTTGATTGTTTAGATGAATTAGGATTAAGTACTAATATTTTACCATAGTTCGTCATTGTAGAAAAATTTATTTCATTACATGTTTCAATTTCTTGACCACATCTTGTTAAACATATATTAACAGATCCTGTAATATTAATATAAAATGGATTATTTGAAACAATATCATTTAAACTTTCATCATTTACATTTAATTTTAATATATCTGTCATTATTCCTATTATATACAAACGATTTTATTTTTAATATATAAACATATATTTTCTTTCACAATCGTTCTATAAAGTATAGTAAAAAATGTAAATTCAAGATTTTACAAAAGAAAATACGATGAATAAGAATTTTTCAGTAAAAATATTTTATTGAAAAAGTATATAAAATAAAAATTTTAAATTTTTATTTTTAGTAAAAATTTTTTCTTGTAAAGAGTATATAAAATATAAATCATATATATATAGATATGATTTATATTTTGATATTTTTTTTAATAATCATTATTATTGGATATATTTTTGGTTTATCATTAATTAATATAATAGATAAAAAATTAAACAATATAAATATTGACATTAAATATCCAACAGAAGCATTTGATAATAAAGATAATAGTAAACAAATTAAAGAAGTGCATGTTGAAAAAAAAAATAATAAATATAATTTTGATAATGAATATTATCAACAAATGAATATTGATAATCGCATTCAAGGATTTTCAAATGATTCTGGAAATGAATTTAAAGAATGGAAAATTGAAAATAAAAAAACACATGTTTGTATTAAAAATCATATTCATCAAAAAGATGGAAGTACATTAAATTGTACATATGGTGTAACAAATTATGCAGATCCGCGTGATATGTCTCCAATCGATTTAAAAATATTTAATTTAAATTATCCACCTAATTTAACATTACAAGATTATATTAATTGGTTATATTATTTTATTGATAGAGAAGAACAGCTTCCTTATAATCATCTTAAAAATTTAGAAAAATTAAAACATGGCAAAGAACTTATTCAAGAAGATGGTGTTTTACCACCACCTGCTTATTATTATCCAACATTAAATGCTGAAAGTTATTTTGATAAAATGTACAATGAAATAAATGAATTTAAATCAGCATTTCCATTAAATTCTAATACTGGACCAATGTTAGGATATAATTATAAAGATTATTCAGAATTTTCGCAAAATGTGAATACTTTTGGAACAACTGGAACACTAAGAAATACTGATATTTATAAAAAAAAAAATTCTAAAAAATTATATAATTATATAAATCCAAAAGATAGTAATAGCTTAAATATTGATAATGAAAATGAGATTTATAGAATTAAAAATGTGGAGGTTTAAGAGTAAGAGTAAGAAACCTAGGTTTCTTACGAACTTCCTATATGTTGATTTAGTGTTTTTGGTGTTTTTAGTGTTTTTGGTGTTTTTAGTGTTTTTTTTGTATTTAATATTAAATTGTTAATATTAAAGATAACACAATATTTATATATAGAAAATGGAGATTACTTATATAAAAATTGATAATATTAAATATAAAGGATTTGAATTATATTATAAAAAAGAATTAGACAATATTATGACTAAAGCAACAATATTTAATAGTAATTATAAATATTTTTATATATCACCTGATTCAATAGTTGTTAAACCATTAGGTTATTTTAAACATATTGGAAAAAAAAGCAGTAATTGTAGATATAATGATTTTGATTATGATATTTATCAATTTGATGAAGATTTTGTGTTATGCAGTAAAAAAGATTATATTTTTTCAATAGAACAACCCATATATTATGAAAATATGGTATTAATTGAAAATATGTTTCATTTAGATTATCCCGTTTATTATCGGAAAAAAAAAAAAAAAAATAATTAATTTTTATATATATTGTTATAAATATATAATATTGATAAAATACATAGTTTACCTAGTAATATAAATATATAATATTGATAAAATACATAGTTTACCTACTAATAATGGCATCATTAGATTCTTCTTCACCTAGTAATATGGCATCATTCAGTCGTTCACTAAATGAACTTCAAGAAATGCTTAAAACATTTTATTTAGATATAACAAAAGAAATTAATAATTATTTGGATGGAATATTCATTGGTTTTCAAAAAAAAAACAATGAACTATCTGGTGAGTTTATGTATGATGTATGCTGTCCTAATTACATCTATACAAAAGTGATTAAAAACCATACTATATATATTATAGTAGAATATAAATTAGAAAACCGTGGATAGATTATAGGAGTTTGTCTGAAAGACATTAATCATAACAAAATCTGTTTGAAAAGACTGCTTCCTGAAATTGTGATGTTCGAAACGGATTTCGAAGTGTATCCAGTGTATCCGAAAGAAAACACACAAGAAGATCAAAAAAAACTGTGTTTTGTTCAGAAATGTGATTCACAATGTTTTCATGAGGAAGTGTATGCAATGTTTTATCAATCAACATCAGTTTCTATAGAAGACAAAGTAGAAGCTTTATTCGACTTTATTACAAAGATTGAAGAAGCACTCTAGTTTGATGCTACATAGGTATATCCATCATATATTATAAAGAGTTTTTAGTTTTTAGAAATTTGTTCCATGAAAGTATAAAGGAAACGACAAGTCGAAACTTTATTGGTTATATGCATCTTCCTCAATGCAAAATATATAATACTATATATGAATCATTGGTAATGCACCAAATTATTTATATGCATGATAATTGTGGGTTTGGATATGAATCCTACAGATTTTAGAATTAAAATTCGCTTTGCAATAAGTCGCCAAGATTGTTAACTCAAATTTAATTAACATAGAACCATGACGTTTGCGTTTTAGTATAATAACAAATACTGATTTTGAATGCTATGGATTAGAAAATTTTGAAGAATCAAACATATTTATGTTCGATATATCGATCAAAAACATGGTTGTGAAAACCTTCTCAAAATTCTTCTATAAAACAATATGTTTTATTTAGAGTATCCAGTTTATTATAAATCTTAAAAAAAATTGATAGTTAATTTAATTTTGTTTTTATTTTTATTATAAAATAAAAAATTACAGTAACTACACCTACAACTATATTGATAACATATGAAAAAATGTTTACCATCTCTGGAATTGCACTATTCTTAGTTAATGCCATAACAGGCATTTTGTGTTGTGTTTCACCATATCCGATCCTATGCTTATCTGAGGAGAAAAATCAATTTCGCGAAGTGCCTCTTCGGAAATTTTTTCAGTCAGTTTGTCCTCGACAATTTATTGATTGTTTAAAGTCAATCCTCGATGGAAATGATATTAAAGACTTCACGCGGTTTTGTGACATACATGCAGAAATGCGTGCTAAGTTGCCTTTTTCGCCAGCATTTACTGTATTATCAGTAATGCATAGAAAACTCGTGGATGCAATGAGAGCACATTATTCGGCTCAAGAGTTGTTAAAATCGGACATGATACCATCTGCTACAGTGGATTTGAAATTCCACGCTTTCAGCTTGAGACATGCCATTTTGAATCAGATTGTGATTGATTTAATAAATGGAAGTTTATCAGAATCATCTAAAGATTTCATTGATAAACTTATCATTCAACGTTTATTCGACTTTACGCATTTCACATTAGAAGAGCGTGAAAGACTATATTCGTTTTTTGATATTCCATTTAACTTTTGTCCGGAAAGACATATTATGATATGTGCTAGAATGATTGCGTACGTGTATGTACAAACAGCTTTAACAAACGACTGTATTACGTTTTTACAGAAGCTGTATATGTATAGATATCGGTTCTCATATCAACAAGAAAAAATAAATATTGATTCTTGCGTGATATCAAACAAAAACGATTCCTACAGAAGAGCTCTTATTGTACAAGTACAAAAATTCGCATCTGATAATCCTCAGATTTATGAAAGTCTATTTCATAATCAATTGATTTCTGTTGCGAATTACTCGTTAATAGTTGAATGGAACACGCTCTTTAACACAAGAACTGTGAGTAAACGAATAATTGTACCTGATACGGTATATGATATGTTTAGATTATCAATGAGGTCTACACCATATAACTATAACTCTGAAGCTTTTATTGAGTTGCTAGCTAATGCGAAGACTTCTACGAAAATAGGAGAAACTGTTATTCCGTTTATTCCACTTTCAAATAATAAAGAAACAATATATTTATTGTCTTCTTATTATTGTGTAATATCTGAAATAGAATCCCAAAGGATAAAAGATGTTTTGAAAAAAACTATTTTTAATTCCTTTTTTATTTTAGTGGAAGGAATTGCAAACACAACTCCATATTTTGATTGTGTTTTTGAAAATGATGGTAAAACAAAATTTTACTATCCTATTTTCTCAATACATAATGAAGATATTCGGAAAATTATGCAACTAAGTAGGGTGCATCAAGTTCCTGGTTCGGTTTGTGGAACTGTATTTGAAAAAATGTATTCTACTACCATCAATATAAACTTTGTTGATAAATGGTTTTGTATCGCTCAAAATGGTGGCTTAGTCGTATCTGAAATATTTTACGATAAAAGCAAAGCGTACGGAAGAGGCACTGATATGGTGAATGAATTGAACATTCTAGTTAGTGGTATTTTTCCATTCTAGTCAGTAGTATTTTTCAATAAATGTTTATTCATTTTTATAAATATACAATGAATTTATCGAAGGATTTATCTGTAGATAAAAACTATTTTCGGAAACGTATGTTATTGAAAATACAGAAAAGAATTGTAGCTTTAGCGTAGATTTATCGCTATTTTCAGGAACGTATGTTATTGAAAATACAGAAAAGAATTGTAGCTTTAGTGGTAGATTCATCGCTATTTTCGGAAATGTATGTTATTGAAAATACAGAAAAGAATTGTAGCTTTAGCGTAGATTCATCGCTATTTTCGGGAACGTATGTTATTGAAAATATAATACAATGAATTTATGCGTATATAAAGAACTATTTCCGAAAGTTTACGAAGGAAAATATATTTATGATTATTTTCCATATATCATTTATATGACATTGTTTCATATATAAAAAATGATCAAGATATGTATTTTCCTCCGTAAAATAGCGATCAATCTTCATTTCATTCTGATTGTTTTCTGTATTTTCCTCCGTAAAATAGCGATCAATCTTCATTTCATTCTGATTGTTTTCTGTATTTTCCTCCGTAAAATAGCGATCAATCTTCATTTCATTCCGATTATTTTCTGTATTTTCCTCCGTAAAATAGCGATCAATCTTCATTTCATTCTGATTGTTTTCTGTATTTTCCTCCGTAAAATAGCGATCAATCTTCATTTCATTCTGATTGTTTTTTGTATTTTCCTCCGTAAAATAGCGATCAATCTTCATTTCATTCCGATTATTTTCTGTATTTTCCTCCGTAAAATAGCGATCAATCTTCATTTTATTATTTAATTTATCCATATAATATATTAAATATATTTTAATGAATTTATTAGTATAAAGAACTATTTTCATAAGTGTATGAAGAAAAATATATAGTAAATATGAGCTTTAGCTTAAGTTTAAGATTATTTTTTGGAATGTATGTATTTTCCTTCGTAAACTCCGGAAAATAGTTCTTTATCTACAAATAAATTCTCCGATAAATTCATTGTATTTAAGGTTATTTTTCTTTATAAACTTCGAAAAATATATAGACAAATTTAATTAACTGGTCGTGAGAAAAGAAAGATAGCATATTCTAGAGCAAAGCATTCGAGAGTAGTAGGATAACACTGGTACTTACCATCTGCCGAATATGTGTCTATTATTTTTATAATAGGCATTTTAAATATCAAATGGTGTAAAATTATTATTTTAAATATGAAATAAAATATTATATAATTATATAATATGGCAAAAACCGTATCATTTGACAAAAAATTATTTATTTTATTAATAATATTAATTGGTGTTATTATTTATGTTGTATATTTAATGTCTCAATCACAATGTCAAAATAAATGCCAAAATAGTGATGAAAACAAAGTTTCTGTTACAGGAATATCTGGAATAGAAAATAATTTAAAAAAAATATCTGATAATTTAGAAAGTTATCAAAATAATAAAGAACAAATTGTAACAACCGTAAATTATCCAACAGCAACCATAAATCAAAATCCACAAAGTATGAATGCTCTTGATAGAATTTATAATCCAGTTAGATATCCATACAAAAGTGATTATTTTTATGATCAATCTTGGTATCCTAACTTAGAATTACCATTTCAAGTTATTGGATGTGGTGCAAGAAATACACCATGTTTAGGTGGTACACAAGTTCCAATATATAATCCACCTACACCGCGTGATATAAGTAATGATAGTATAAGTCCGGTAAATATATCAACACGTGGACCATTAGGTCAACCTCAACAAGTTGGTGTTTTATATAAAATAAATGGAACTGAAAATGATGTATTACCACTATTTGGTAGAAGAAGATATCCAAATGATAATCGCTATGATTATTATACTATGTTAGGTAATTTTAATTCAAAAGTTCCAATTGTTACTAAAAATAAAACTGTTGAATTAGGTAGCAATGATGTTGTTTTTATAAAAGGTTCTGCATCACCATATAGAGTAACTATTTATGAAAATGATTTTCCACAATATATACCCTATATGTAATATTTGATTTATCAAAAATCATCGCTATCCAAAAAATTCATCAATTTGTTGTAATTCAATGGGAAATACAGCAAAATTAGGGATACCAAAAGTTGTATCCAAGAAAACGAGCTTTTACAGTAAATACTATATACTATGTACATAGTATTCACAGTAAAAATTAGAAGCATCATCCGCAATGCCATCATTAATGGTATGCAATAGCTCCATTTATCCTGCTTAGAATTGAAGGCAGGATAAAAGCCTAAACACGCAAATACTAACAAGACTGTGGATAATATAATGCCCATACTAGCAAAATAGTTTTTTGAATCAATAGAATATTGATTATTTAGTAATTTATTATTCTCATTACTTTTAACCATCAATTTTTTTATATTTTAATCAAGAACTCTTTATAAATTTTTTGAATATTAAAAATAACCAATATATATTTAATAAAAATAATCCATATATTCCTATAAATAAACAATAAAAATACAAATAATGTTTTGATATATTTTTTATAAATAAATACACATTAATATTGATAATCATATTAATGGAATAATTATAAATTCTATAATATGAAAATGTGGCAACGAAACAATATTGATTTATTTTTTTAATTATACTTTTGTTATTTTTAAGTAAATTATTAATTTTCAAAAAAATTGTTGATACTTCTGTATATAAAACATTTTTGATAATATTATTTTTTTCTTCTAAATTATAAATTATTGGATAACTATGGTTATAAAAAAAATAAATAATCATAAAAGAAAACATATGGTGTAATGCCATATCAATTCTAAATGTGTGATTTTTAAAGCGATCAAATGAATTTACATGAAAGTAAGTAATAAAATAAAATAAATAATCAATACAAAAAAAAAATCCTATTACATAAATACATAAATCTAAATAAGAATTTGTTATAATTGCATATAATGAAAAAAAAGGAATACATAAATATAAGGATTCAAATAAATAATAAATATCCATAATAAATTATTATTAAAATTATTTTAAATTAACAAAACTTTCAATATATTTATTTGTTATTTCATCTATTTCATTATATACTTTATTAATATTAATATTTATAAAATACAATATAACAAGTACAATTATAATGATTATTAGACATATAATTATATTATTCATTTATATTTAATAATAATATAATTATTTTATCATATTTAATAAATTAGGACAAATATGCAAAAACTACATTTTACAACACAAATGGCATGAACTATTCATATAAGGTGCATCTATTATAATATTAGGCGTTTCAGTGTAATTATATCCAGGATTTATTATTTTAATTAATTTTAGTTCTCCATTATCATCAATAACTGCTTCGGCTGTTGAACCATGTCCTTTACCACCTTCAATTGAAATCTTTGGTGGTGAATCTGGATTAAATCCCTTTCCTGATTCTGTAATATGTACTTCATATAAAGAATTATTTTTAATTTGTGCTATAGCACGTGCTGGTTTTGTATCTTGTATGTTACCACATGTTAATATAGAACCATTTCCAATACCGCTTATAGAAAAATTACCTAATGGTTGATAATTTTCTGGACATTTATCATTAAAAAACTGACAAGAACCAAACAGTGTTTTTAAATCTGGATCTTGAGATTTTTTTTGATTTGATACTGGAACTATATTTGTTTGAATATTATTTGAGGTTGGTATAGGTATATTAGATACTGGTGCAGATTCTAATGAAGATCCTTGTACAGATCCTTGTACAGATCCTTGAACAGATCCTTGCACAGATCCTGGCATAGATCCTTGCACAGATCCTTGTGCAGATCCTGGCATAGATCCTTGCACAGATCCTGACATAGATTCTGGCATAGATCCTTGCGCAGATCCTTGTACAGATCCTGGCATAGATCCTGGCACAGATCTTTGCGCAGATCCAACTTTCATCATATTATTTTGTTTTATTAGAGGTTTCCCACTAATACTTGCTAAAATTTCACTATTATCTGAATCTTTAAAATCATCGCTATTACCATTTAAATCTTCTTTCGGTGGAAATGTACTTGATCTTTTCATTCTATCATTTATTTTTTTTTCTAATAAATTTAAATTTTCATTACCAAGACTACCTGGTGAAATAGGTAATATTGATGCAGAAGTAGGAGCAGGTGAACTACCAGAAAACCAACTTGTTAATCCATCAAAAAATCCTTCTACAACATCTTCTTTTTCTTCATTATTTAAATTTAACATTTCAATTTTTTTTGTAATATTATTATTTTCTTCTATAACTTTTTGTTTTAAATTATTATCAATATTTTTTAAATTAAATATTAATTTATTTTTCATACATTTTAGATCATTTTGACAATAATTATAAACATATGATCGATAACATAATATTAATAAAATAAGAGGTATTATAATTAAAAATATTAGTATAATTACATTTTTATAATTCATTTTATTATATAATTATATAATAAAAAAAATGAATAATTTAATTATATAATAATTTATATAATAATAAACTCATTATGTATGCACTATATTTTTTTTATAAAATGTGAAATAACAATTATCATAATTTATATTTTGTTTTATATCAAATAATAAATAATTTTGCATCTTTAATTGAAAATCGTGTTTTTTCATTATATAATTCCATTCATGCATATTATAACAATATATATAATCAGGATTATCTACATAATCTATTTTTTTATCAAAAAATACAGAATATAATATATGTTGTAAATTTATAAATATTCTATCATAATCTGTCATAACATTATGTTCTATTAATAAAAAATAACCACCCGGTTTTATTATTCTATAAATTTCATTTATAAAATCGTCAAGTTGAGTAACATGATGAAGACTTAATATACATGTACATATATCAAATGTATTATCAGTATAGTCTAATTTTCCATCAATTATATATTTAAATTGAAATGGTAATTTAGATTTACTTTTATTTTTATATGGTCCCCATGTATCGATATCTGTACAATAAGTGTTTTCTTTCTTTAATTCCATAAATTTAGAAAATAAACCAGTTTTTTTTCCTGTACCACAACATATATCCAAATATTTTATATCTTTTGTTAATTTAGATTGTTTATAATATTTTTTATATATTATTGATAAATACTGTATCGCATAACTCCATTTATCACATACGGGATTTTCTATTTTTTTATTTAATTTCTTATTTTCTATATTTAGTATATAATTTATAAATTCAATATCTGTAATTTTTTTATTAGTTTTTAATAAATCTATTAGTATTAATGACGATTTAAAACTAATAAATTGAGAAAAATGAACAAATAATGATTGTAATCTATTTATTTCTTCTATATCATTATTTTTTATAACTTCTTTCATATATGTACTAAATTGTTTATTTGACTTTTGATTTATATAAAAACTAAATTTTTCATTATAAATATTTATTAACATTTTTTTTTGACATTCTGTTATATTAGAATTATTGTTTATAAAATCAAAATATTCATTTTTAGTAAAAATATCATTATTATCTTTTTTCATTATTAAATATATATTAAATACATATTTTTAACTTCAAAAAATAGTAACGAAATTTAATTTATTAAATCATTTATATATAATTGAGGATCATTATCTTCTCCAACAAAATTATTACATTTATGTCCTTGTTTTACAGTTGTTTTTTGTTTTATTGCCGATCCTATATTCATATGTTGAACTAATGAAGGTGACGATACACATATTCTTAGTGCTTTTGGAAATTGTTTTTTAATATTATCCCTAAAACGTGTATCTGGGTTATAGTTAAATTTTTCATAATGTTCGCTATACCAACCGGGAATAACAAATTTTGATAATCTGGGTTTAAATATTGTACAACATGTTCCATAAAATCCAGGTAAATTTGCCATTTGTACATATTTTCTATTTTGTATAGGAAATGAATTATATGGAACATATAATGATGAAAATATCGAAAAATTAGCATAATTTTTTATCCATGTATCTGCATTTTTAATGAAATTTTTACATACAAATACATCATCATCCATCCATATAACAAAATCAAATGATTCTTCTGGTAATTTACTAATTATATCAAACATTCGTAGTGTATTAGAATTACCATTTAATGGAGTTTTACTATATACAATTGTAATATTACAATCTGATTCTTTCCTATATTCACTTATAAAATTTAAATAATTTATATTTTTACTACCTGATTCAAACAACATTATTTTTACATAAATTTCACATGATTCAAATAAACCAGATTTTTTAAAGCTTTCAAATGTACGATCAATAACATTAATTGCATTTCTTTCTTCTCTATTTACACATGGTATTGCTATTAAATATTTTAATTTTTTATCATTTGGTATTTTTTGTTTAGTTATAAAATAATCAAGTTGAGGCATATAATAAGCTATAATAAATTTTTATTTTTTTTTAATCTTAATTTTTATATGTGTTTTAGATATTTTTTCAAGTGTCATGATTATATTTTTTTCTGTATTTACTTCATTTAAACTTTGTTTGTTGGTATTTTCCTCAGAAAATAGTTCTTTATCTACACATAAATGTTCCGATAAATTCATGTTATTTTCCTCAGAAAATAGTTCTTTATCTACACATAAATGTTCCGATAAATTCATGTTATTTTCCTCAGAAAATAGTTCTTTATCTACACATAAATGTTCCGATAAATTTATGTTATTTTCCTCAGAAAATAGTTCTTTATCTACACATAAATGTTCCGATAAATTTATGTTATTTTCCTCAGAAAATAGTTCTTTATCTACACATAAATGTTCCGATAAATTCATGTTATTTTCCTCTGAAAATAGTTCTTTATCTACACATAAATGTTCCGATAAATTCATGTTATTTTCCTCTGAAAATAGTTCTTTATCTACACATAAATGTTCCGATAAATTCATGTTATTTTCCTCTGAAAATAGTTCTTTATCTACACATAAATGTTCTGATAAATTCATGTTATTTTTTTTAATTTTAATTATTTTAAGATTTTTCTTTATTATTTCATTTTCTACTTTTTCTAATTGTTTTAATAAATTTTCTTTACGTATATACAATTCTTCTATTGATAATATATCTAAAATACATGTCATTTATTCATAAAAAAAATTTATAATAGAATCGGAGTAATTGCATAACATAAATAAAATAAATCATTTTTTTCAATTTAATTTTTTCAAAAAATACAATCTTGTATTATGTGTATTTTTCGGAGTTAACTCCGGAAAATAGCGATGAACCTTCATTTCATTCCGGTTCTTTTGTCTATAATACGTTTTGTATCTTTTGACTGCTACACATTCGTCATAGAAAGTGAAAAAATTAGTATATAACATACTGATATTTTTGTATGTGCTTTTGCAGCAATCAAAATCTGCAGAATCTGTCACATCAGAATCAATATAATCATCATCTTGTGCATCTCTTTGATGAACACATAATGCTTTAACTCCAACCACTTTTGCATATTGGTTCAGCTTTTTGGTGTTGCTTTGTATCCAAAACATTAGATATAACATGTGTTGGAATATATCTAACTTTTTTGTTTTATTTAAAGTTATTATCATTGTGAACAATATTGACTTATGTAGTATTTTAACTACATAGTTGTATTCCATAACATTTGGTGCTGATTTACTTATAGAATGACCCATCGTATCCATAAAAATAATGATATATTATTGAAGTAATATTTATTGTACTAAACAATTTTAACCGTCATTTTTTTATAATAATGTGCCTAAATATAATCCATAATAATAAGATGCTACACATTTCCATATATTATTTTTATTGTATTCTGCCAAACTTAACCAATGTATAACTATAAATGCTTTATGTACTTTATTAAAATATTTATTTGTAATATTTTTATCAAATAATATTGGTTCTATATTAAATTTTATACTTTGATTTTCATTATCAATATATTCAATATTAAAATATTTAGCGTTAAATTTATCATATCCTGATATTGCATAAAATAGTTTAGATATATCATATTCTTTAATACCATGTATTTTAGTTTCTCCATAATATCCTCTAGGATCAATAAATACTATATCTGATGTTTCATCTGGATTTATTAATATATTTGAAAAATTACAATCTCCAATAATAATACTATATTTATATATATTTAATGCATCATAATATTTAATAATAATATTTTTACATTTTTCAATAATATTTTCAAACGATAATATTTTTAGATCATTTACGTATTGTATATTTCCAAAATAATTTAAAAGATCATTAATTATTTTTTTCCTATTAATAACTTTGTCATGTATCTCTTTTTTTAAATCATTAAAAAATACTAATCTACTTTGTTCTTTATACTCAATATTATGCAATATGTTTAATTTATTAAAAATATTATCCAATATTGTTTGTTTTAAGTTCATATCATTTACTATGTCTAAAAATTGATATAAAGGTATATAATTTTTTTTATATTCCATTAAAAATCCATATTCGTAATATTTATATATTTTTGGTATATTTTTCTTTAAATTAGTTTCATATAAATTATATATATATTTATACCAATCTTTTTCATTTTTTATAATAATATTTCCTTTATCATTTATACTTTTCTTTAATAATTTATTATTATCAATTATTTCTAATGAATTAAAATATCTACAATCAAATGTTTTTTTAATTGGATTATTTATAATATCTATCAATTTGTTTTCATCTCCATAATCTATTATATTTTTTAAAGGATATTTATAAATATCACCTATTATACTTAAATATAATACAATATCATTGCTATAACAATTTTGATTTAATAAAAATCTTTTATAATTATGAAAATAATAAATTCCAATTACATCTCCATCCTGAGATGGTACTATTTCATTATCAATATTGAGTTTATATCTACATTTGTTTCCATTTGTAAAAACATATATATCATTTACATTTTTTGATTTTTTAATATTTTCAAATTCTATTTTTTCATTTGGAAATATATCGCACCATGTTATTAATAAATTTTCTATATTATATGTTTTTAATTCAGTATTTAATAAATGATTTATAGTATATGCAGTTCCATCAGAACTATCATAATTTATTATTATAATTTTATTTTTATAATCATTTAATATATTATCAATATAAAATTGTGTAATAATATTGTATTTCGAATGTATAATTAAATATATATTATTTGCATATTTTTGCCAATAATTAATTATATAATATAATCCTGTATGGTGATCTAAATTTATTAAATATTTTGGTATTATATCATGTGTAAATTTTGATAGTCTTGATCCTAATCCTGCAGCTAATATTAATACATCCATTATAAATAATACTTTAAAAATATTTTTAAATTATTACACAATTTTATAAATATTTATAATGAAAATATGATTATTATTTTTACTATACATTCCAAAAAATAGTTCTTTATTTACACATAAATTTTCCGATAAATTTATTTTAAACACACAAGTTTAGTATGTTTCATCAGAAAATAGTTATTTATATACAATGAATTTATCGGAGAATTTATTCGTAGATAAAGAACTATACTCCGAAGTTTACGAAGGAAAATATGTAGTAAACTTTCATATTCAAATAAGTTTATTTAAAATTTATTTTATGTATCATTACATAAATGGAAAATAATAAACTACATATTTTAGATTATGATTTATATATATTTGATTTTGATGGTACTATAATGGATACTGAAAAATATCATTGTATGGCATGGAATGAAGCATTAACTAAATATAAAAATGAACAAGTTAACATACCAATAAATGATTATTTTGAAAACTTTCATTCATTAGAACAAAACCATTCAAAAAATTATTTAAAATTTATATATAATATAGATTTAAATGATTATGATTCAATATATAGTGAAAAACAAAAATATTATTGTAATTTTATAAATAAAGGTTTAATTGATTTTGTTCAAGGTGCATATGATTTTTTGGAATTTTTAATATATCATAATAAAAAATTTGTAATTGTTTCAAATACATCTAACAAATTTATTCAATTATATTCAAAACAATATCCGATTTTAAATAACGTATATAAAGTTTATACAAAAGAATATTTTTTAAATAGAAAACCTAATCCAGAATGTTATTTACATATTATTAATGAATTTAAAGATGAAAAAAAAATATGTTTTGAAGATAGTTTAGTAGGTTTTGAAGCATTATATCAAGTATCTCAATATATAACACCTGTTTTTATTAATAATAAAGATTACTATTATAATAATTATATTATACAAAATTATAAAAATATTATTGTTTCTCATAATTATAATGTAATTTCTATGAATGAGCAATTAAATGATAATTATATTGATTATAATAATTTATTTGTTAAATCCATATTAGATAATAACATCAATCAATTACTAAATAATTATAATCGAATGGAATTTATTATAAATAATATAACTATTTTATTAAAAAATATGAATATTCAAAATCAAATATATATGTCTGGTATGGGGAAATCTGGATATATTTGTAAAAAATCTGCATCAACTTGGCAAAGTTTATCAATAAAATGTTCATATATTGATTTACCTAATTTACCACATGGCGATTTTGGCATATTTAGAGATAATGATGTTTTAATATTAATCTCAAATGGTGGTAATACAGAAGAAATTTTATATATTCTCAAATATATCAAAAATAATTTGAAAAAAAAAATTAATACTATAAGTATTGTTGCTAATAAAAACAATGACATGGAAAAATATAGTAACTTCACATATGTGTTAAATAATATTATAGAATCGGATATGATAAATATGACTCCAAGTACATCTAGTATTATTTTTATGTCATTGCTTGATGCAATCGCAATTAATTTAAAAAAAGATATTACAAAAGAACAATTTCAATTATATCATCCATCTGGTAGTTTAGGTAAAAGATAGTGATATAAAATGCATGAAGTATATATATTAAAATTATTATAAATAATATATTTATAATGTGTAGTATTAACCATGGTAAAAAAGCAATTTTTATACATATACCTAAAAATGGGGGTTCATATATTTCAGAAATTTTATCTAAACATTATGGTTTTACAAATTATTATTTACAAAGACCTGATCATAAACAGTTTTGTTTAGGAAAAGATAATTCAGTAGATAAACATGAAAATAAAATACATGGAACACTTATGTATTATAAAACATCACTACATTTAAATAAAATAATGAATATGGATCAAAATAAATGGAATACATATTTTATTTTCACATTTATAAGAAATCCTTATGACAGAATAGTTTCAGGTTGGAATTATGTAAATAAATATAATATATCATTTGATAAATATATTGATTTAAACAGAAAAGATAATGATTATAATTATTGGCATGTTTTTATGTCTCAAACTAGGCATATTATTGGTAACAATGGTAAAATTAATGTTAATTTTATTGGTAAATTTGAAAATATAGAAGAACATTTAACAATAATTTTAAATCACATAGGGTATAATCATAATTTACACAAACCGTTCAAAAAAAATAGTAAAAAACATGAAAATTATAAGAAATATTATATGAATGATAATATATTAAATAAAGTGAATATGTTGATTAATGAAGATTTAGAAAATTTTAATTATGAAAAAATAGAAAATATAATAAACTTTTGAAATAAAATAATAAATGTATATTATATATTAAATGTTATCAAAAATTTGGATTATAATAAAATAAGTTTTTTTTATAATATAATTAAAAAAATATTGCAAAAATCACGTTATAAAATAAATAATTCTAATATTTCACAAAGTCAAATGATTAATTATATTAAAAAATATTATGAAAAAGTTGATAAAATATCTAATAATAATACAACTGATACAAAATTAAAAACATGGCTGATACAACAAAACAACTAATTTTAAAAATTACTAAAGCAATTTACAGAACAACACAAAATCAATTATTAAATTGGAAAATATAAAAAAAATTAACAAAAACTTCTTTATTTCCAAAATCATTTAAAGAAAATAATGCAGAAATAGCATTAGCTAAGATATCTGCATTAAGTATACCTAAACCAACAAATGAAATAAATAATTCAAATAATAATATATCAGATATTAAAGATATATTATATAAATTATCAAGAAAAACATCAAAAGAAAATTACAAAGAAAATTTTAAGATTTTATATACTATTTATAGTTCAAAAAATTCTTCAGTTAATTCTTTAAGAGAAAAAACTAAAAATCATAGATTAAGTGCTTTATCTAGTGATGAATATAAATTTATTGATAATTTTTTAAAACAACAATTACTTTTTGCATATAATGAATTAGGAAGAGATAATTTCATAAAATATGTTATTCATAATATTAAACATATAAATAAAGATATTGGTAAACCATTTAGAAATGATTTAATTGATTTTTTTAAGGAATTAAATATTTTTATTTTTATTATTCACCATCAAATTACCGATGAAAATGACACAAATATGATAAAAGAAAATATTAATTTTTTTAGAATATATATGAATTATCATAAGGATATTTTTGCGGATATTTTGAATAAAAAAAATATAAATACAAATATTGCAACTAATTATCAAAATCAACAAAGAACACTTATTGAATTATTAAATAATATGTTTAAACATATTTATAATAATCACAAAATATAAGTGGAGATTTAATTGCACAGTATATTAATATTATTAACAATATTTTATGTGTAATATTTTCAAATAATCAAATTAAAAGTGACAATAAATGTATTGGTTTATTATTTAAGTTTATCTTAAATGATGTAAATATTAAACATAGTAATAAAATTAATCTAAAAGAAAATTTTATCAATTATTATAGAGAATATGAAATTCAAGACATATATCTAAATAAATGTAAAGAAAAAGATACAATATTAGTTAATCCATCAAATATATCACCAGACCTAAACTCATCCGAATATGATTATGATAAATATTTATATTGTACTGATTGCAACAGTAAAACTCCTAGTCCTATTGGTGCTACTCCTCGTAAAGGTACTCCTCGATCTGTATATAAAAAAATTAACAATATTGTATCTAGATCATCTGAATCACCTAGATCACTCGGATCACCCGGATCACCCGGATCACCCGGATCACCCGGATTACTCGGATCACCTATATCATCCGAATCATCCGAATCATCTAGATTACATAGATCACCTGGATCATATAAAAAAAATATAGTATCTGCGTAAAATACAGAAAAGAACCGTTAATGAAATGATGCAATGAAGGTTCATCGCTATTTTCCTTCGTAAACTCCAGAAAATAGTTAAATTCTGATTTTATTAAAAAAATTAAGTTTCTAGAATTTCATAGATACTGTGATAAATTATTTATTTTTTTTTTCACACTAATAACTCTTTTCAGTAAAAGCTTGTGTAATCAATGGTTTTAAATATGATTCTTTAGTTTTAAGTTCTTCTTCAGTTAGATTTTTAAACCAATCAGGATAACCAGGTGCAGTATTATACAAAGGAAAAAATATTCTTTCTTTTTCACAATCTTTCCAATTAAAATCAATCATAATATTATTTAATTTATTACCTTCTGTGTCAAATTCTTGGCATTTAGACGGTACATGTGCATAATTCCAATTGTTTTCACTATTTAATTCTTCATAACATTCTTTTAATATAACTTTACCAATACTATGATATGGTAATTTTTGATTATTTTTATTAGCTTCCATTATTTTATTATATGCTTTTTTTTTAACACATTTTATAAAGTTTGTATTTTTTTTTGATATCATAAACCAATTTAATGGCCGAGAATAACCATCAGGATTTTTCTTACATATTTCTAAATCATGACCACAACCAAATCCAACATAATCACTATTATTTAATCTTTCATAAAATGGACAAATACATTTTATAACAAGAATATCAGCATCTAACCATACACCACCATATTTTTCTAATAAAGCGTAACGATAATAATCAACTTTTTGTGGTAAATTTAAATTAGAAAAATCAATATTTTTAATTTCAGGTAAATAATTATATATAGTTAAATTATCCAATACAATAACGTTAAAACATTTACTGCAATTAAATTTTACAGAATTAATACATAAATCAATATATCCAGGTTTAGTTTTATCAGGTAATGTTTCCCAATACATCCATATTATTCTTTCACCACTTATTTCATCTGAATGATTACACATATTGTTTTCATATTTATTTATTTTTTTATTAATATTGTCATTTACTATATTATTTTCAGTATTATTAAATAAATTATTAAAGTACTCTTTTTTATTTAAAAATATGTTAATAAAATAAAACAATAAACTAATAATTATTAAAATTATCAAATTATAATAATTCATATATACTCTTTCAAGAAAAAATTTCTATAAAAAATTATATAAAATATTTTTTTGTATTATGATATAAACTATTTGCTAATTTACTATCTATTTTGTTTACATTTAAAATAAAATATAAATATGAATTTTTTAAATTGCATAATAAAAAGAAAAATAAATAAATTATTTTAAATTGTTGAGTAAAACTAATATTATTTTTCATAATATTGTCTAATAAATAATATAACATATAAACATGATTAAAAAATAGATATATATTGTATATAACTATAATTTTATCCCAATCATTTATGTTATTTTCTTCAAATAAAAATCCTCTTAGTTCTCTGAAATCATTTCTGATGAGTGTTAGCTCCATTTATAATATATTATTTGTAATATTATTTTAAATCAATTTAAAGATTAATTAATATTTAATTATATAAAAATGAGTCTTGAAATTAGTGAATCAAATAAAGTATTAACACCAACATTAACATGGTATCAAGTAAATGATGCTATTATATTATCATTTGAACTATATAATTCAATAAAAAAAAATATTTCGATAACAAATAATAATATTTTGTTAAATGTAATGTCAAACAATAATGAGTATAAAATGGAATTTGAACTATCAAATGAAATTAATAGTGATGACTCAACTTATATTATTGATGATAAATCAATTAAAATGATATTAAAAAAAACAAATGATGATAAATGGAGTTCATTAACAAATGATAAAAATTTATATAAAAATAATATCAAAATTAATTGGAATAGATGGATAAATGATTCAGATGATGAAGATGAACAACAAGAACAACAAAATCCATTTGGTGGAAATCAACAATTTGATTTTCAACAAATGATGCAAAATATGGGTGGAATGGGTGATATGGAATCGATGATGAAATCAATGGGTGGAATGGGTGATATGGAATCAATGATGAAGTCAATGGGAGATATGGGAGCATATGAAGATGATGAAGATGATGAAGATGGTGAAAATGGAGAAGATGGTGAAGATGGTGAAGATGGTTCTATACCAGATTTAATTGATGTTCCAGATTTAGTAGATGATTCTAGTAATGAAGAATAAATTATTATGTAATTAAAAAAATTTTAATAAATATTTTATATTTATATAGATTATAAATATGAAAAGTAAATTAGTATTACCATTTACAAATGAACAAATAGCTGGAAGTAAAAAAACATTTAAGTTATTAAATAATGATGAAATAAATAATAAAGTTACAAAAAATCCTAATTTAATGAACTTTGTAAAGAAATTATTATTTAATAATAATAAAAATAATTCTGAAAATAAAATAAATTATATAAAAGCAAGTACAACAAAAAATTATTATCAAAATATAAATAAAAAATAAATATTATTTATTTCATTTTTATCTCTGTTTATATTAAAAAAATGAAACTTATGATATTAGTTATAGTATTAATAATATTATTATTTTTTTTTTTTAATAATATTAAAAAAATTGAACATTTTTGTAAAATACCTAAAATAAATGAACTAGGTGTAATAAATGATAAAAACGTATCACTAAATTATCCACCTCAATCTAATATTCATACATCAAGTTGTGATAAATATTGGAAAAATTGGCCAATGGAATCCAATAATGATTTAGTTACTGATAATCCAATAGTAATGCATATGGATCAAATGTTCTTACCTCCAGATAAGGATTTTGGCAATAATAATTACAAAGCAGGTTTTATCAATTTTTATAGATTAAGTGATATAATAAATGATATAATAAATTTTGATATATTTGAAAAATCAGAAGAATTATTAATAAATCCTTTAACTAAGGAAAAATTAGATTATGAGTATCAATTAAATTTTGAATTAATTAAACTAAACCAAAAAACATATATAAATAGATGGTATGATTATAATCCTTCTGTAAAAACATATTTTTCATATGATGATATAAAATCACCAATTAATGATATAAATAAATTAAATTTAGAATTTCTAAATAGATGTAATATGAAACAAAAAGATTTATTGACAAATAAACAATTACTTTTATTTGGTATAATTAAATTTGAAATATTTAAATACAAAATATTAAAAATACATTATTTAAACAGTAATATTAAAATTCCTGTTTATATAATAGAAATATCATTATACCGAGAAACAGATTTACATTTAGATACATTTTCATATATAGGATTTATTGAACAAAATGATGATAAGGAAAAAATTACAATATGTAATGTTAATTTTATTGGTATAAATAGTACTGAATCAGTTTTACAAGCACCTGGATATAATAAGAATGATATAAAACAAGAGATAATAAATAGTAATTTTTCAAATTCACCTATACTTAATAAAAATCCTGATTCTATAGTAGAATTAACAAAAAAACATTTAGATAGTTTTAAATTAAAAAATCAATATGCATGTTTTAATGTAAATTATGATCCTATTTATAAAAATCAATATATATTACCTTATTATTCACGTGAATCATGTGAATCATCATATGATCCATGGGGTAAACCTAAAGATGTTGGTATATATGATAAACCATGTGAAAAAGATGATGAATGTCCATTTTACAAAATAAATAAAAATTATAATAATGAATACGGGAAATGTGTAAATAATAAGTGTGAATTACCAATTAATATGGAAGGTATTGGATATCATTATTTTAAAAAAAATAATAACAAATTACCATTATGTTATAATTGTAAACCAGATATTTTTAAACCAATTACATTATTAGGACAATGTTGTGAAGACCAAAATGATAGAAAAAAATATCCATTATTAAAATCACCTGATTATGCATTTAATGATGATTATACAGATAGAATAAATTATTTTAGACAAAAAGATTGTAAACAAAATGTTTCAACAAATGAAGTTATTTGTGATAAAATAATTACTGCTATTGCATAAATAATTTATTTTTTTTTAGTGTTTGTTCTGTACATTTATCTACTCCTACTAAGTATTTACAATTATTATTATCAATATAACTAAAATAGCCTTTTTCAAAATAATATTTTTTTACACCTTCATGATAATCAGAAACTATAAAATGATTTAAATCATCATGTTGTATATGTAGATTATATCCACTATTATTTATATTTTCATTTATATTCTTAATATTCATATTATAAAATTTAATAAAATTATATGTATATATATTGTTAATTTCTGTATTACATAATAAAATTTTATAAGAAAATAATATTTTCAAAGTAGGCAAATTTTTTGTATAATTATATTTACCAAATTTTTTTGGAAAATATAATTTTGATAAATTATTTAAATCAATAAAATCTATTTCTAATATTTTATTTTTATTTAAAAATTCTATTTCATTCAATATATCAAATGGTAATAATATTATATCATCTGTTATATATTTTTCAATAAGTTGACTAACATGACTATTTGGATATATATCTATTAAAAATATTATTTCACACTCATTATTATGAAATCCTTCAAACAACCTTTCAAGATTATTATAAAATAGTGGAATATAATCAATATTTTCTTTATATCCTAAATCTTCAAAAAATTTAACATAATAATAAAATGAAGGTGTATATGTATCATTATTTATAATACCTATTTTTATACCAGGTTTAATATCACTATAAGAAAAAATTTTATAATTTTTTTTGGTAAATAAATAAAAATATAGTTTATATAAGTGTGTTATAAATTTAAATTTATTTATTTCAACATTTATATTTTCATAATAATAACAAATTGATATATAATCGGTAAAACAAAAAGTTAAATTTCTTTGAAATAATGCATCAATAAGAGTCATTCTATTACTATATTTTATTAAATTAACTTTAATAGCATTGCCATTTGATATATATAATTTAAATAATGTTTGTATAAATTCAAGTTCAACACCAATTAAACCAATACTAATGTTTTGAAAGTCCATTTTTTTTTTAAAATAATTTGCATTATTATCATTATTTTTATAAAAATTTACTAAATTATCTATTTTATTATCATAATAAGGAAGAAAATAAGTTAAATAATGTTCATCAATATTTTTTTTTAATATGTATTTATTAATGATATAAAATATTATTATAATAAATATAAATATGAATATAAAAATCATTTAATAATATATGTGAAAAAAATAAAAAAAAATTTAATCTAATATATAAATAAATGGATTTACAATATATATTTTTATTATATGTATTATTAATTGTTTTAATATATATATGGAAACCTGAAATTTTTAAAATAAACCAAGAAAATAATAAAAGAAAAAATTTATATTTAATATTTTTAATAATAATTATTGCGATAATTTCTTTTTATTCTAAAGTTTTATTTGAATGGTTTTTTTAGATATTTTCTGCATTTAGATTCTTTTCTGTATTTTCCTTCATAAAATAGCGATGAAAGATTCTTTTCTGTATTTTCCTTCATAAAATAGCGATGAAAGATTCTTTTCTGTATTTTCCTTCATAAAATAGCGATGAAAGATTCTTTTCTGTATTTTCCTTCGTAAAATAGCGATGAAAGATTCTTTTCTGTATTTTCCTTCGTAAAATAGCGATGAAAGATTCTTTTCTGTATTTTCCTTCGTAAAATAGCGATGAAAGATTCTTTTCTGTATTTTCCTTC